AGACCTATAACATCCTTCTATGGATAATTTTTTCATACTGCGAAAAGAACACAAGTAAGATCATCACGATCTGTAGGAAGACCTACCCTGCTTTGAGGGGTACTGTCATGCGTGACTTCCTTACCATCCTGAAGGGTCATGAAATCTACTCAGAAGATGATCACTCAGAGACAGCATCAGAATACAGGCTAAATGGCAACACCATAGAATTCATATCCCTTGATATGCCTCAGAAGATCAGGGGTAGAAAAAGGGATTTGATTTTTTGTAATGAGGCAAACGAACTAACCTTTGAAGATTGGCAGCAGTTACTATTCAGAACGAATGAGAAGGTGATTATTGACTTTAACCCTTCGGAGGAATTCCATTGGATCTATGATCAGGTTCTACCTAGAAAGGATGTAGAATTCTATCAGACTACCTACAAAGATAACCCTTTCCTTGGGGCAGAGATCAAAGCAGAGATTGAAAGACTCAAGGATATAGATGAGAACTATTGGAGGGTCTACGGGCTAGGAGAAAGGGGGCAGAGCAGATCCCTAGTATATACCTTCAGTACTACCAAAGAAATACCAAAGGAAGCAAAACTAGTAAGCTATGGTCTAGACTTTGGCTATAGTTCAGATCCTACTAGTCTAGTGAGAACCTACATCCTAGATGATTCCATGTATGTGGATGAATTGCTGTACAGGACAGGCATGACCAATCAGGACATAGCAAATGAGATGAAGGTACTAGGGCTTGACAGGAGCAATGAAGTATTCGCAGATAGTGCCGAACCTAAAAGTATAGAGGAGATCTACAGGATGGGGTGGAATGTGAAGCCTACCATCAAAGGATCTATCAATATAGGGATAGACATCATCAGGAGATACAAGCTATTTGCAACGGAAAGAAGCTACAACCTGATCAAGGAACTTAGGAACTACAAATACATTGAAGATAAAAACGGGCAGATGACTAATAAGCCCGTGGATAATTTCAATCACGCACTCGATGCCTTGAGGTATTCGGTGGTGAACAAGATCACATCAAGCCATCTAGGGAAGTACTCATTCAGATAGATACATCAAACCAAAAAAATATATTTAAAACTATGTGGGATAAACTTACAGTAGGGCAGTTCATAAGCCTGTATGATATCGAGACAAACTCAAATCTGAACATCATTGAGAAGCAGCAAAAAATGCTTTCAATTGTGGAGGGGAATGATGAAGAATACTATGATGATTTCAAGTACAGAGATCTCTTGCATGAGTACGCAGAGAAGTTATCCTTCTTTGACAACATCCCTGATACCAAGCCTGTGGACTATTTGCAGGTAGGTGATAACAGATACAAGTTCTGCTTTGAACTACACGAGATCACGGCAGGGCAGTACATAGATATCCTTTCATTTAGTGGGGAGATCATGCAGATCAATAAGATTGCTGCCTGCTTCTTTCTTCCTATGCAAGGTGATAAGTATCAAGGCTATGGGGTAGTCCCTCATGATGTGGTGGCTGATGATTTGCTAGGGGCAAATTTTCTAGAAGTATATAGTTGTATGCTTTTTTTTTGTCAATTATTCAGCGAATTAATAAGCAATACAATAACCTACTCAATGCTGAATCAGGATCTAGCGGAGAAGGTAGTGGATTTATGGAAAGGTGGGGGTGGGTATTTAGCACTAAGCAAGTTGCAGACTTCCAAAACATCACAGTCAATGCAGCCTATGATCTCAGGGTGATTGAGTACTTGAACACCCTAGCATATTTGAAGGATTATAACAAGGATAAAGAAGCGCAGTACAAGAAATGGCAGTTGCAACAGAAACTCAAGTAGCAGACCTAGTAATAGGAGGAAGGAAACTCAAGCCTAGCGAATACATAGCTAAGGTAGAGGGTACACTTGTGGCAAATGTCAAGAATGCTATGGAGAAGCTAGGGATCAATCTAGTAGATAACCTAGCCAAATATTCACCTGCGGATCAGGGCAAATTAGCTTCCTCCTTTTCAGTCATTGGAGTAAGTGAAACAAGGACAGGATACAGGCTTGAAATAAAGGTAGGGGTAGACTATGCCGACTACATAGATAAGGGTGTGAGGGGTGTTCAAAATAAGCGGAAGACCTACAAGAATGATGAAGGTAGGTACTATCAATTTCAGAATTATTTCATGCCTTTGGAAGCCTTGAAACAATTGGAAGGATGGATGCAGCGCAAGAACATGGAGATAGATGCTACTAACTTGATTGAAGGTAGACAGGTGCTTCCACAGATCTCAACTAGTGCAAAAAGACTAGCCTACTACATCAAAAAATATGGTATTGAAGGAAGGCAATTCATTAAGAAATCAATTGATGAAGCTACTCCTGAATTCAATGTCGATATCCAAACCATTGGAAGCGATTCACTCATTTTAAAAATAAGCAAATGATCACCCTCACTCAACCAAGCATAAATATACTACCTGCATTCAACAGGATTAACTACTCCATAAGCAGCACGAACTCACAAGAGATCGGATTTAAATATGTGGTGAAGGTTTACAATGCAGCAAATGAATTGGTAACTACTGCCTACTATGATAGCCCTGCTGATGCAGGAGATCCTGTAGAATTTGATGTCTCTAAGTATGTCTCTGTAGATTTCACCTATTCCAAGGGATTCTATGAAACTGCAAATTCATCTAGTTCTACCAATGTGATTAAGGGCTTCTACCTGAAGTGCTATGAGTACTATGAAGTAGGTGGGGAGTTTGTCATAGTTTTGGCTAGTGAGGTAGTGAGTTCTACTAAGTATGCTTTTGCAGGTGCTTTGCCTTTGCTAGAATTAAAAAATTGGTACGCAAATCAGGCACAATATTGGGGATCTAGTAATACTGTCTACAAGCCTTTATCAGATTGGACTACGATCAAAGTAAGGGAATCAGATTCACAGATCATATCCTTCATAAATACAGGGCTTTTGACAAACTGCGAACTACTAGTCACCTATACAAACGCTACTACGGCAACCTACTATATCACACCTTCGGCAGTAGCTACTACAAGTGTGACCTATTTCAAGATCACTCCCATGACCTACGGGTCGAATGTGGAATCTATTCAGTTATTTGTGAATTGGAATAACGGATCTGCAAGGCGGTACAAATTTGCCACCCTATTCACCCAATCCTGTGGAAAGTATGATCCTATGCGCATAGCCTACTTGAATAAGTTCGGGGCTTTTGATTTCTTTAACTTTGACCTAGTGAATAAGACTAGTTTTCAGATTGAAAAGAAGGGATATGAAAGAAACTATTCAGGGGATATCTATGAGGCTGATGGGATCGTAGTCAAAAATATCAATCCGATCTACTACACAAATGAAACACAGAATTGGAAGATCATTTCAGACTATCTAACAGATGCCCAGGCTGAACTACTTAGGGAACTACATTCTTCCCCTTTGGTCTTCTTGAATGTGGTGAATGATAACTACATCACCCCTTCATCGCTTCCTGTGAAGCCCTGATACCCTAGGTGATATAGATGTAGAGTTCACCTTCTCTGTGGCTGATGTTAGCGACATTGAGAGAAGAAACACATCCTATTCAAAGACATTGACCCTGCCAAGTACGGCAAAGAATCAGCAGCTATTCGGGAATATCTTTGATATCTCTGTGAGCAATGACTACATAGTAGGGGATGTAAACATAGGGCAGAACTTCAACCCTGCAAAGCAGGCACAGGCACAGATCTTCCTAGATAATGTCAAAATCTTTGATGGGGTTCTAAGGATGATGAAGATAAACTCCAAAGAAGGGGACATAGTATATGAGGTGAATATGTTCGGAAGGCTTCGGGACATCCTTCATGAACTAGGAGATAAGACTCTAGCGGATCTTGATTTTGATGACTATGATCATGTATGGAATAGAACCAATATAGAGGCTTCTTGGAGTAGAACAGATTGGGTAGATGGTGCGCAGAACTATGTCTATCCTTTGGTAGATTATGGCTACTCTGTAGACTCAATCACCTACCCTATCACCAACTTCAAACCTGCTGTATTTGTGAGTGAGATTCTCAAGAGAATCTTTGATGAAGCTAACTTCCAAGTGACTGCCCCGATCTTCAGTTCAGTCTATTTCAGAAAGCTACTTTTGATCACGGCAGAGAAGACCATCACCAAGGAAAGCACCACCCTTCTACATCAGACTCCTGTACTTTATCAGCAGGAAGTCACTACAGATGCATCCTTCTCAAGGCTATTGAATTTCAGTAGCACCTTAGCTTCAGGGTTCACGATCCAAAATTCAGGCACTAGATTTAGATGGAATAAGACACAGAACCTAAACACAGGTTTGACATTGAATCTAAGGCTATCTTTTGAATCCTTGCAGGCATTCACAGAGAATGTGTGGACTATCTCAGTATTGAAGAATGGATCAGAGATTTTGTACTCTGCTAGGAATGTGAATTTCATTTCAGTAGGTCAATTTTATCTATGGGATGTAGAAATCACAGGAGGCATAGACCTTGCTTTCAATGACTACTTTGAGATCCGATTGAAGGGTGAGATTGCAGGATCAGGAACTAATACCCAACTTCAGACAGAAGTAGTAGTAGCACCTATAGGATCTTTCAAGATAGGCAATACAGTACCCGTGGCAGTAGAACTTGAGCAGGAGGATACTATGAAGATAGAGTACACCCTTCCAAAATCTTTGAAGCAGCGTGACTTCTTAAAGTCTATCATCTCTATGTACAATTTGTATGTAACTCAAGACAGGCTTCGGACAAATGTCCTAGAGATAATCCCCTACAATGAATTCTACAGAACCTTCAAGGATCAGGCACTAGATTGGAGTGATAAGCTAGATCAAAGCAAAGAGATCTCAATCACCCCACTATCAGAACTTTCAGCCAAGGAATACAGGCTTACATTTGATGATGATAGTGACTATTGGTCTACTTCCTACAAGACTAAATTCAATGAAGCCTATGGTGAAAGTAGAACTATCATAGACAATGATTTCATACTAGACACAAAGACTGTAAAGGTGGTATTCAGTCCACCTGTAATGAGAGAGCAGGTAGCAGGGCAGATCATGATTCACCTATACAAGGTAGAAAACGGAGTCAAAATACCTGATAACTTCAAGCCTAGAATAGCCTATTGGAAGCCACAGGTAGCGTGCCCTGCTTGGAAGATAAGATATGCAGGGAATGTAGATGTGACCTATACCAACTACCCGTATGCAGGTCACCTAGATGATCCTATAGCACCGAATACAGATGTGCTTTTCGCTAACCCTAGGGAGGTCTATTTCTCTATTGGGGTATACCCAGGAGTTAATCTATACAAGGAATACTACGAAGGACTGATCACTTCAATAGGGGACAGGAATAGTAGGCTTCTTGAGGGGTATTTCTACTTGACACCTACGGACATCATGAACCTAGATTTCAGGACTATTGTGAAAGTAGGGGTTCACTACTTCCAACTTGAGAAGGTGGATAAATATAACCCTATAGCGAACGGGCTTTCCTATGTATCCCTATTCAAGATCCTAAGAAACATCAGCCCTGTAGACTATGACTACATCCTTCTTGAAGATGACTTCTATATGCTACAGGAAAACGGAACTTCTAGATTTTATATTTAATCGATATGGCAGATAAGAGAATAAGTCAACTAGTAGAGCGCATAAACATTGCGAATAATGATGTTTTACCTATAGTAGCAAGCGGTGCTACCACTACCAACAAAGTAACTGTTTCCACCTTGCAAGATTGGATGCAGGACAACCTAGATGTAGGGGTCACTTCTGTAGGTCTTTCTATGCCTTCGGCTTTCACAGTCACCAATAGCCCCGTAACTACTTCAGGGAATATCTCTGTAGTAGGTGCAGGATCTGTATCCCAATACATCAGGGGTGATGGTAGCCTAGCAGACTTTCCTCAAGGTGGAGGCGGTGGCGGTGCTTCTGTTAATTACTACCTAAATGGATCAGTATCTCAGGGTACTATCGGAGGTGTGGCTTATCTTGAAATGAATAAGACACCTATTCTAGGCACAGGCACAGACTTCACCATATCTTCAAACGGATACATAGCCTCATTCATTACGGATGCAGGAGATCCAGGACTACTAGAAATCCCAGGAGGGAATTGGAATTTTGAAACCTACTTTAGTGCATCTTCAGGAGGTGGTACTCCTACTTTCTATGTAGAACTTTACAAGGTAAATTCAGGAGGAACTGCTACTTTGATAGCTTCAAATTCAGGCACTCCTGAACTCATAGCGTTTGGCACTACTATCACCCCATACTTTTCTACCCTTGCAGTCCCTACTACTTCGCTAACTATTACGGATAGACTAGCACTTCGGTACTATGTAACTCCTGCGGGAAGGACTATCACCATGCACACGGAAAATAGTCACCTTTGCCAAATCATAACCACATTCACCACAGGCTTGACGGCTTTGAATGGCTTGACTGCTCAGGTTCAGAACTTCGCTACAGGGACAAGTGGAACAGACTTTGCTATCTCAAGCGCAAGTACTCTTCTGCTACGGCTAGAGGTGTAATCACTACAGGGACACAGACTATTGCAGGTGCGAAGACTTTCAATAGTAGCGTTACGGCTTCATCATTAATTCGAACAGGTGGAACTTCTAGTCAATTCTTGAAGGCTGATGGTAGTGTAGATTCTACTGCTTATTATCCAAATTCAAACCCTTCAGGATTTACTTCCAATGTAGGAACAGTTACCTCTGTAGGCCTATCTTCAGCTACTAGCGGTGTATTTATTGGCACTACACCTATAACAACAAGTGGTTCACTTTCTTTCACTATTGCAACTGCTAGCAGTTCACAAAACGGCTTATTATCTAGTACGGATTGGACTACCTTTAACGGAAAGCAAGCAGCAGGTAATTATGTAACATTAGATACTGCACAAACTATCACTGCGCTAAAAACATTTAGCACTAGTTCAGTTGAAATGGCAATATTCAATTCAACATTTGCTACGGGTGGAGTTCTTGCATTTAGTAGAAATGGTGTAGGTGTTGGAAATATTGGTAACTCAGGTAGCTTGACTGTTGGAATTTTGGATGACCTTGAAATAAGGCTCAAGAAAATGGAGCAAATAAATGGGCATTCGGTACTAATTTTGGAAGTGGTGATAATTCATGGAATGTTTATAATTATGCTGCTGCTAAAAGATTTTTAAAAATTACTTCGGATGGTGATTTAGGAATCACAACAGAAATTATAGGATATGATGGTGCAGGATATGGTCCAATAAGATATGTAACTATAAACAATACTTCAGGAACAGGTAGCAACTTAGAACTAGCAACGGGAACTACTGCAAATGATGGATTTGTAGGTGCAGTTGATTTTATCAACACTTCTAATACAGGTGCTGCAGGTGCAGGTAGATATGGAATTGCTTCAATCAGAGGATTCACAACTAATGCAAGTGCAACAAATACAGGAGGTGGATATCTAACATTCAACACTAAAGCCGATGGTGGAAGCGGAGCAGAAAGAATGCGCATCACTTCGGGGGGGAGTATGTATGTTGGAGCACCTGTTGATTCTGCTTCAACATCTACTTTTGTAAGTGGGTTAAATGGATTTGGAGCAAAAGTAAGTAATAATGCATACTTCTTATATACAGGTGTAAATAGTAGTGATGTAAGAACATTTTATGTTCTAGGAACAGGGGATGTAAAAAATACAAATAATAGTTATGGTGCTATATCGGACATTAAATTAAAGGAAAATATTGAAGATGCAACACCAAAATTAGATGACTTGATAAAGGTTAAGGTTAGGAACTACAATTTAATAGGTGATGACAGAAAGCAAATAGGGGTAATTGCTCAAGAATTAGAAGAAATTTTTCCTTTAATGGTTGATGAATTAGAAGACTTTGAAGAGGTGGAAGTGCCTCAACTAGATGAAGAAGGAAACGAGGTACTAAATGAAGAAGGGGAAGTTGTAACTATCAAGGAAAGAGTAAGCAAAGGCACTACAACAAAATCCGTGAAATATTCAGTATTTGTACCTATGCTAATCAAAGCAATACAAGAACTTAAAACAGAAATAGATTCACTTAAAAACCAAATCAAATGAAAATCACACTAACAGAAGAACAAATCAAAATGCTAGAAGCATGGGCACAAGAACTGCCTACCAAGTACGGGATGTCCTTCATCCAATTCCTAGCACAGCAAGTGCAGGAGCAGAACCCGAAGAAAGAAGCAGAATAAAACATGGGGAATCAAACGATTCCCCTAACCTTTAAAAACCCACACCAATGGCTGAAGAAAATAAGATCATTTTAGATGCGGATGTCAAACCCCTGAAGAAACAATTAAGGGAAGCGACACAGGAACT